CGTTCGCGGGGAGTTGAGGATACGGGTTCGTCGACAATAACATCGCACTTAGGTGGTGCATTTAAAGATGATCCAGCAACACGTCAGGAATTTATGTCGTTAGCACAGAAGTGTTAATTTAATTTACGACCAAGATGAAGATTTTCAGTCAACGGATCGTCTGGAAACAGGTAGAAAGTTTGAGTACCATTGTTATACCATTTTCTACCTTTGACAGCACTTTTGCCATACATTGGATTATTTTCTCCAGCAGTAAGGCCTTTCCTATTTTTGGAGATTTTCTGTTTAGATTCTTCAGAATGGGTCCGCCCAATCCAAGTACCAGGCAAACCCTTGTTCCACGCAGGTCGGCCTTTGTTTGTGTTGGAGATTTTCTGTTTAGATTCTTCAGAATGGGTTTTGCCAAGCATAGGTTGTTTATTAAGATCGGNNNAGCAGAAGACACTTTAAGTTTCTTTTTCCACTCGTCGACATCTTGGATTTTAAAACCACCAGTGCCACCTACAACTAAATTGTATGTGTTTTTGGTGTTAATGTAATCTTCATTAACTAGTTCTTTTTCTTTATCGAACATAGTGTGTGGATTATCAAAGTAAAAGAGTATTGTACGTTCGAAATTATTTTGTCCGTATTTATTAATGGCACGTTTAAGCCATTTACCAGAACCTAAGTAACCGTCGTTTATGTCGTCGGTACAATGGCAACCAATATATGTTTTTTGGTTGACAAGACACTTAGTTTCGTATATAATATAGTATGTGTAGGTTTTTGAATAGTTTATGTTTGACATATATTTATTTATCTAAATGTACTGAAAAGTAGAGGTGTAGAACATAATGCTAAAAGATATAATGAAACTTAAAAAAGACGGGAAAGAGATCGGAATGACCTTTTCTTGCTTTGATTTATTACATGCAGGCCACAATGCTATGCTGAGTGAGGCAAAAGCAGAATGTGATATATTAGTTGTAGGTTTACAAACAGATCCCACAATCGATAGGCCTGAAAAGAATCCACCTGTTCAATCAGTCTTTGAACGATGGATGCAATTACAAGCAATACGTGATGTAGACTTTATAGTACCGTACGCAACAGAACAAGAACTGATAGACATTTTATTAACAATACAGCCGCACTATCGTATAATAGGTGATGAGTACAAAGATAAAGAGTTTTCGGGAAAAGATGTAGAAGGTATTATTAATGTGTATAATGGGAGAGCCCATTCGTTTAGCACAACATCATTGAGACAACGAGTAGCGTTGAAGGAGAAAGGATAATGGCACACAGCATAACGCCAGCATATAAATACACAAGCACAAAAAGATACGTAGATGCATTTCCAGTGGCATACAGACAGTGGCGAGCAGATAGTCACTGTAACATTATACATGGATATGCATTTTCAATGAAGTTCTATTTCGGAACTGATGATTTGGATGTAAGAAATTGGGCAGCAGATTACGGTGGACTTGGGGAATTAAAAGACTTTCTCAAAGATCACTTTGATCATCGATTATTAGTAGCAGAAGATGACCCTGAGATAGATTTGTATCACAAATTACAAGACGCAGGTATAGCAAAATTAACAATACTTCCTCGGTTAGGTTGTGAAGGTTTATCTGATATGTTATATAAATACGTCAATGGAGTTTATATTCCTGATCTATGGGGCAAAGCAGAATCAGAAAGACTGTGGTGTTATAGAGTGGAAGTACAGGAAACACAAACTAACATGGCGTACAGGGAAGGGCACAGAGCAGATGGTGAGGACTTGTTAGAAGTATAATGGCAACTAGACTAGACAAAATACGAGAGATGTTCGCTAATCTAAACAACGAACCAGAGCTAACATCACCATCTGATTTATTTTACGATATGCTTCTCAAGCACCCCATTGTGACGGCAAATATAAGCGACGAAACATTCTGTACAGAAATATATCAATCACTAACAAACAGCAATGTAATTGTCGACTTAGAAATGCTGCCAATGACAGAAGAGCAACGTGAAGATATATTTGAACGTTTATTAGAATTTGGCAATAATCAATTAGATGTAAGCACATCATTTAGAGGTGCCGGCGGTCTTGTTGCAGAGTTAAGAAACGATTTAATAGGCACAAGCGAGAACTATATGGACTGGTATTGCAGTGGTCCTGAGTGCTATCTGTCTCCGAGAATCGAAGAGATATACGACGAATATAACATAAAATGGAGTCCGTGGAATGATAAATAATACTATGTTCTTTGCAATACTTGTTTTAATTATAGCATTGTTTTTAGCAGGCACAGCTGGATGGTTTTCGATAGTTGGATTAATGGCGATCTTCGCATCGTCACCGTATTCGATTGCAATCATGGCGGCCGGCTTAGAATCAGCAAAATTAGTCACAGCATCCTGGTTATACAGGAATTGGAAAAGCGCCCCCGCGATAATGAAATACCCACTAACAATGATGGTGATTGTATTGATGCTAATTACGAGCCTCGGTATATTTGGCTTCTTATCCAAATCACATATCGAACAAGGCGCACCTGTTGGTAACAATGTGGCAAAGATAGAACGTCTTGATCAAAAGATTACACGAGAGCAAAAAGAACTTGACGATGCCCAGTCTGTTGTGTTACAATTAGATAATGCAGTAAAAGTTCTACAAGAATATGATAGAATACGTGGGCCCGAAGGTGCTATTGCAGTACGTAAAGGCCAGAAAGAAGAACGTGCTGATCTTAAAGCAATTATAGACGAAGCACAAGAAAATATTGATAAATTTGAAGATGAACGTTTCGAATTGCAAAGTACAGTGAGAGCATTCGAAGTAGAAGTAGGACCAATTAAATATGTAGCCGATATGATATACGGCGATAAAGCAGGTAAGTCTGCTTTAGAATCAGCAGTACGTTGGTTAATAATGGTTATTATATTTGTATTTGATCCACTCGCAGTATTGTTATTAATAGCAGCAAACTATTCGTTAATCGATTATGGATTAAAAAAGTCACCAGAAGAAGAGCGTGAAGCAATACGTGAAAAGAATTCGAAAAAGAAAGACGATATTGCTGATAAAGAACCACCGTTCGAATCCTTCGGCAATATAACCGATAAGTCGGAGCATTATATACCACGGTGGGACGAAAGCGAAGATGACAATTATAATCCTGTTGTGAATGAAAAGTTAAAACTTAAACCAGCATCCAAGATGGAATTTAAACCTGCAGAAGAATCGTGGGACGAAGAAGAAGCAAATAAAAGAATGGATATAATAGGTCAAAACGGAAACACCGGTGATCATTATGATGAAGTAACGGAAGAAGTAGCTAAGACGGATGACAAAGTAGTGGACAACGAACCACGTGGCTTAGGTGGAATCCGAGGATGGTTAATCAATAACAAAGACAACTCAAATAAGGAAAGTTAATGTCAGGTAAAAAAGAAATATTTTGTTCTTTTTGTAACAAGTCACACTACCAAGTAGATCGAATGATCGAAGGCCCAAAAATTAAAAAAATTCAAATTTATATATGCAACGAGTGTGTAGATTGCAGCCATTCGGCAATACACGATGATCGCTCATCCTCAAAAGATGTTAAGATTAAAGCAATAACACCATCGGAAATTAACGATCACTTAGATAGATTTGTAGTAGGGCAACGATCAGCTAAACGTGCGATATCTGTAGCAATATATAATCACTATAAACGAATTAATGACAAAATAGATGCTAAAAGTGATACAGATATACAAAAAGCAAACGTATTAGTTATCGGACCAAGCGGCACAGGCAAGACATTAATCGCAAGTACAGTGGCAAAAGTAATGAACCTACCATTTGCTATAGGTGATGCAACAACATTAACCGAAAGTGGTTATGTTGGGGATGACGTAGAAAACTTAATCGAACGACTNTTNGCATCGGCAAACGGTGATNTAAAGAAAGCACAAAAAGGNATTATATTTATTGACGAAATTGATAAGAAGTCGCGGAAAGGTGCAAGTCCAAACAGCAAAGACGTGAGTGGTGAAGGTGTACAGCAAGCACTATTAAAACTTGTAGAAGGTACACTTGTAAAAGTACCATACAAACATGATCACGTNGAAATAGACACAACTGATATATTATTTATAATAGGTGGTGCATTTGTAGGGTTGTCAGATATAGTTAAAAAGTCACAGCAAGGCAAAACAACAATCGGCTTTGGGGCAGATATTAAAAATGTAAATAAAGATACTGAATTGTTTAAACATGCAACAGCAGATGATTTAACCAAATACGGTCTTATACCTGAGTTTGTAGGACGCTTTCCAATCACAGTATCGTTAGATCAATTGGACAAAGAAACGATGATTCGCATACTGAAGGAACCAAAGAACAGCATTATCGAACAGTATCAAAGACTATTCAAGATTGATGGTGTTACCCTTACATTCGACGATAAATACATAGAAGCAATAGCAGAACTTGGCATTAAGCAAAAGACAGGCGCTAGAGGCTTAAGATCAATCATAGAAAAAGATCTGTCAGATGTACAATTTGAATTACCTGATATAGCAAACGACGGCATTAAACACGTTTATGTATTAGGCGATGGTACAATTAAGCAGACTAAACGTAAAATAACCACTCGCAAGAAACGAGTACAAGGAACTAAAGATGTCTAAGAGACACGACAGCAACAAGCAATACAACAAGAATTACCAAGATATAGATTCATCAAAGATAGTAACACGTGGAGTTAAAGTACGAGGCGATACGCAACGTGATTTTGACAAAGCATTTAGAACATTTAACAAGAAGATGCAAGACTCGGGTCTAGTAAAAGAGATCAGAGAACGTGGACATTTTGTTAAACCATCCGAAAAGAAGCGATTGGCTAAAAAAGCAGCAAAGAATCGCACCCGCAGAGAAAACGCCCCAGAACGCTCTAAACGTTTATACTAATGAAAGTTAAAGTATTTAAGAAAGAGTACAGTGAAATGGAAATGGATGCTAAAGATGTAGTATCCTTTTTTAATACCTGTGATGTTACATACGAGCAGTTACTTAATAAATTAGAAAAGAAATTAGTACAAGATATAGAACAATCCGCCCGTAGCGAATATGTTTATGGCATACAGTTGAGCTCCGATGAAAAATATTGGACTACAATGGAACCACAGACAATGAACAATATTAAATGGCGTGATGTATCACCAACCGAGCAGGCATTATTCGACGACATAAAACGCTTAAAACAAACCATTTTTGCCCTAAAATTAATAAAATAGAGATAAATAAAAGTGTAAGATGCGGAATGGTCCGGTCTTACACGGCGTACATTATGTAGCCATAAAACTTGCTTTCTACAAAGGAGATTTATTATGAATAGCAGAACCATCACGACAGATTCTCTGTCAAAATTACACAACGCATTATCACGTAACTTTTTAGGACTTCCAACTTCACTGGCGGATTCTTATTACACGAACAGTAACGAGTACCCATTCTATAACATCTTACAAGATGCAGATGGAAATCACATTACCCTCGAATTAGCCCTAGCAGGCTGGGACAAAAGAGATATTGATATAACAGTTAATAAAGATAAATTAACAATTAACGCCGCCAAAACAAAAGATGTAGACGAAAGCGGTCTACACTATTCGCACAAAGGTATATCACGTAAAGACTTTGAGAAGTCGTTTACTATAGGTGCAGATGTGGAAATGGGTGATGTAGTATTTAAGAACGGCATCCTGTCTATCGAAATGGAACGTATTATTCCGGAAAAAGACAAGCCAAGAACACTTAGAATTCGATAATTACCTCAGTGGAGATGGTTGACATCTCCACTATTATCCTGTATAATGTGTATATGAGTAATATTAAAAGATATGAAATAATTTATAAAAACTTAGATACAGGCAGATTGTCCAGGACATACATTAAAGCTAAATCCTTCACTTCTGCCAAAATGAAATTCACCGATCAAGGGTATGGTCCGTTGGTCAACATAATTGAGGTTAATGAAGAATGAGTACGACAAACAAATGTAATCGAAGAAGTGAAAGAAGAAACTGAATTAAAAGAACCATCTAAATTTAGGGTCATATTACACAACGACGATAAGACAACTTTTGATTTTGTAATATACATCCTGGAAGAAGTTTTCCAAAAAGAATATGACGAAGCAGCAGAAATTACATTTCGTGTACACGATTCAGGCGCAGCAACAGCTGGTATCTATACTCATCAAATTGCAGAATCTAAAATAGATGAGGCCACGACCATAGCTAGAAACAACAATTTCCCCTTAAAGCTAACCGCAGAAGAGTTCTAAAAACGCTCCATCCTGATAAATAATATTACACATTCTGAAAAGGAGTATGTAATATGCAATCGAATAATCATTATATATGGGACATTGCAGAAGGAACACCTGCTAATGTAGTAGCATTAAGACTACTAGAACAACTAAGGAGATATGCAGAACTACACAATCTAAATCCAAAACAAATCAAGATATTAAATAAACGACAACTCACTCTTCGTAATATACGACATGTTGATTGTCAAATAAACTGGTATAACGGTCCTGAAGATTGGGCGTATACAATACCACTTACACCCACAAAAGGTGTATGCATTGAAGCACACACAAGTAACACATTATCATTTTACACTGTATAATAATAAAAATAAGGATATTATGAATTTACTTAGCTTAGAAGAAATAGGCACAGAACTTGATGTTTTTAAAAACGGCAAGGTAATCTGTACAATTTTAGTAATTGATTATGAAGATTTAATCGAAGGAACAACCGGTCCTTACGATGACAGATTCGAGACATTCGGCGAGTATTCGACTGAAATAAATATTAGAATTAAAGAACACGTACATACACAACTAGATATAACGTGGTATTCGTTGCTAGTCGGCGAGCAGGTCGATCTTAATGATGTTGCTTCGAGAACAGTGAAAGAAGGCAATAAAATAGTTATTATAGAATACCTTGACTAAGCCACTTTAATCATGTATAATATGTGTATAACTTAGGAGATATACATGAATTTTTCACAACAATGTCTAATTATGTCGATTGAAAATAACGAGATAGATTGGACTTTATCAGTGGCACCAGGCGAATACTACACAAAAGAAGACGTAAACGATTACTGTGACAAACAAACCACCGATTTTTACGTCTATCCGATAAATAATAATAACACATTTTCACACACAATGGATTATATTAACGAAATATTAAAGACTTGTAGACCGTTGGATATACCAGGAATGTTCACACTAACATAAAGGACAGCACAATGACAGGTAGGAAAGTCAAGAAGCCAGCAAAGGCTCCAGATAGCATTACAGACGAAGAGCTGCAAGATGCTATCAAAGCAGTTTCTGAGCAACGCCTTTACTACGCACTGTCAAAAGAAATCCACGAATTAAAAGAATTTGTTCACGAATGCCAAAAATAGGTTGACTTTACCACTTTAGTTTGTTATAATGTGTATACACAGTAACAAAGCAGGTAAAGTTAATGAATTCGAACATACTCCAAATACTTAATACATTAGAAACCCACCCAGGTAGATTAGATAAACTAGCAATCCTCGAAGCAGAGAAAGACAACGAGTTACTAAAGAAAGTAGCAATTGCAACGCTAGATCCGTATACAACTTACTTTATAGTTAAAATTCCAAAATACACACCAAATCCAGAAGGTGAGCTCGAGCTCGCCGATGCTATCGATGGCTTACAACGATTAGCAAAACGAGAAGTAACTGGCCACGCTGGTATCGATTACCTCAGCAATCTATTAGAAACAGTCCACGAAGATGATGCGATTGTACTGCAACGTATTATCAAGAAAGATTTACGCTGTGGTGTTAAGGTATCGACAATCAACAAAACATGGCCAAAACTGATTAGTGTTTATCCATGCCTACTTGCTGAAAAGAATGACAAAGAAGGCAAGAACATAGCACGTATTGAGTTTCCTTGCTTTTCAGATTTAAAAGCAGACGGTATGCGAGCAAACGTATTCTGTACAACAGATAGTGATGTCGTAATACGTGGACGTAGTGGTAAGCGAGTAGACTTACTTGGACACTTAGAACAGGAATTCGAACAATTCCAAAACGAGAACGTTATGATTGACGGCGAGTTAATTGTGCTCGAAGAAGATGGTAGCATTATGTCACGCAAAAAAGGCAACGGCTTGCTAAACAAAGCGATCAAAGGAACCATCACAGACGATATAGCAAAACGTGTTATGATACGTGTTTGGGATATTGTATCAGTAACAGATTTTAATAATTTTCTATGTAACTTACCATATACTCNCAGAAGAGCACAAATTAAGGATTTAGTAGATGGTAAAAGTGATAAGATACAAATGATATCAAGTAAGATAGTTGAAAACTTCGAAGAAGCACAAGAACACTTCGAAGAGATGTTAGCAGCAGGNGAAGAAGGAACTATATTAAAGAACTTTGATCACATTTGGGAAAACAAACGATCAAAAGGACAGGTGAAATTAAAAGCAGAGAAAGACTGTGATTTAGAAGTGATAGGGTGGAACGAAGGAACGGTAGGGACAAAGTTAGAAGGCAAGATGGGTTCACTCATATGTGCCAGTGCAGATGGTAAGGTTGAAGTTAACCTTAGCGGTTTCGATGATGCACTCCGCCAAGAAATATTCGAAAACATAGATAGCTGGATGGGTCGTATATTAGCAATAAAATATAACGAACGTGTAGCGAGTAAGCAGAAAGGCCGCGAACATATAGACAGTTTGTTTCTGCCACGTTTCCAAGAGTTACGTGAAGATAAAAGTGCAGCCGACACATCAGATAAAATAGCATAGGAGAACTTATGACAACAGCAGTAAAAGAACCAATGACTACACTTAGAGTAGTTACTATATCAACATGGACAATAGCAGGGATACTTTGGCTTGGAGTAGGCACAGTTTGGATAATGGACCAATTTAGATCCAACGAACCAACAGAACTAGAACAACTTATGAAAGAAACATCAACAGAGGTAAGCAATATGACAACAGCGTCAGCAAAAGCAGTAACATTAATAGATCCAGCAGGTAAAAATTTAACAGAAGTAACAGCACAAATTAAAGAAACTAAAACATTATTAAAAGTTCTAGAAGGTAAACAAGAAGAACTACAGCAAAATGTTACACTACGAGTCGGACAAGTATGGATGAAGGAGAGAGGAGATGATAATAATCCTTTCGACAAACAAGCTGATATACACTTCGAAATAACATCACTGAAAGATGGTTATGTAGAGTATAAATTTATACTAACTGATCGGGATAGTTTTGTTATGGATTCATCAACCATCAAAGAGTTTGTAAATTACTACGCAAAATCTTTATTATCAGAATAGCACCACTATAACGGGGGTCCTCCTCCGCTATCAGCCTCCAAAAACGCTCTCCAAAGATAAATAGTATTAAATATAATTCCTTAGGAGAATAATAAAATGTCAGACATGAAGAAATTAATGCAAATAATGAACAACGCTGAAAAAGCATCAGCAAAAAAACAGACTCTAACAGAAGATTGCAACCACGATATGCCATGTGCATGTAACAGTTACTTATGTGAGTCATGTTTCCCACCAAAAGCATACGACACAATTACTAAAGGCGATGCTCCAAAGACAAGCAAAGCACCGGTTAAAAAAGAAGAACCATTTGCAAATGAAGATGGAGAATTAAGTCCATCAACAATGTCACAGGAACTTGCAGAAGATGATGATATGATTGACTATAGTGACAAAGCAGATGCAATACGTCAGTGGGCTGATAAGTATGATGAATATAAGGGTTACAACGCAGATAGCCTACCAAACGGTTTAGTTCAAGCAATGACCAATACAGGTATCCCTTCCGACGGTTGGGAAGAGAACGAATGGCAGAACGCAATAACAAAATTAGGATCAAATGAGAATTGGGGCGAAGCAGAACAGATTGCAGCAGAAAAAATGAGCCCAATTACAACAGCAATGGAAGAAGACCTACGTAACATACTTGGCGTCGATTGGTTAGAAGAAGACCACCTACGTGCAGTACATCAAATTATAGATACAATGGACGAAGGTGTTGATCGTATGAAAGAATTAGCAGGAATTAACGAAGAAGGACCTGGCAAAGAAGTTGATTGGGATTCATTTGAGTTTGATTT